CACGCCAAGCCCGCCCGGCGTCGTGCTGATGCGGCGGATGTTGTCTTTCACAAGATTGCAGCTGCGCCGAGCTGACCACCTAGCCCGAACAAGCTCTGCATCATGGCGTTCTGGGATGCCAGCTTCGCGTTGTAGGCGTTCATCTGGTTGTTGTAGCCATTCTGTGTAATGTCAGCCACATTTGTTCCGGCCATATTAGCGGTCGGCGTATTCGGGAAAACTGGCTGGCTCACCTGAGAGCCCGTCATAAGCGCATTGTATTCGTTCAAGGGCTGATTGCGCTGCGCAATGAGCTGCGAAATATACTGATTGCGCGCGTTGTTGGACAGTTCAGCGTTCTGCAGGCCTTGGCTGAATTGCGTATTGGCCTCGCCGACCCCCTGTTGACGCGCATTCGTAGCCAAGCCCGCATTGGTAATGTTCTGGTTAAAGATGTTGTTCGCGTCCGATACCCCCATGGAGTGGGCTTGGTTACCGAGCGCCGCATCCTGTGCCGCTTGGCCGAATAGCGTATTTTGCTCAGCAAGGCCCGCCGTCATCGCCGCGTTCCGAGCGCCCTGATAGGCTTGGTTCTTGCCCGCGTTAAACTGGTCCATTGCATTCCGGTAGGCTTCCGAACCCTCGTCAGTGATGCCCTGATTGGCAAGGCGATTGCGCAAGGCCGCTTCGTCACGCTGGAATTGCGGGTCCAAATATTGAGTTTGCGTGCTGTAGGCCGCGTCCTGTGCTTGCTTGATCGCATTCGCGGTCGTCTGCCCATCTTGGTAGACGCTGGAGCGGATTCCAGGAGCGCCCGAATAATCCGAGGTCGGAACGCTTGTTGGCATTGATGGCAGCCCGGAATAATTGGACTGCGGAACGCCGCTTTGTAGCGATGGAGCCCCGCCAAGGCTGAAGGGCTGAGAATAGGCGTCATTGACCTGTCCCAACATGCCTTGTCCAGTATTGGCTAAGGCAATATCACCTTGCTGGGCAAGATCAAATTTCTGCTGTTCGGTCGGGGAGAGGGTAATTGATTGCGAGTATTGCGGCGTGCCGTCAGGGTTCGTGCCCGTCACGGTGTAATCGAGATTGCCCCATGGAGTGCTTACGGGAACGCGGTTCAATTCCGCATTTGCGATCGCCGTTGAAAGATTGGACGCGGTTTGCGCCTCCGCCGTCTTTACGGGATCGGGAGGCGTGGGAGCCTTTGGAGTTGATTTCATGGCAGATACCTACATTCCCGCTTGAGGAGTCCATAAAGTAGAAGATCGTCGCCGGTGTGCCACGCTTCTCGAATGCGGCCTTCGGATTTAAAGCCCAAGTGCTCAGACAGCCGAATGGAGCGAGAATTGCTCGGGAGTATCAGGCTTGAAACACGCCTAACCCCCAACTCAATGAATGGGTAATAGAAAAACGCTTGCAGCGCTTTTCGCGAAAGCCATGGCTCGCCATGTTCGGCGGCAACGTGCATACGGATGTCGACGCTAGGCGTCCAATTGGAATAGCCAACGCCTGCAATCAATCGCCCGTCACGCTCAACGCCGATGCACTTGCAATCATCAAGCGGGCTTCCGATGCGAATTGCGATCCATGCCGCCAATTCTGGTTGACGGTCAAAGACGAGACGCCTCACTTTCAGAGTATCCCGCCCGGCTCGTAAACGTAGTCAATCGAATGCAGCTTCGCCGTGATGGACTTAGTGCTCATCGAGATTGTCGGCGTGACCGCAAAGCCAGTGCATGGAAAAGACTGCCAAAGGCGTTGCACCTGATCCGACACCGCCCACGGGCTTGTGTCCCATGGGGCCAAGTCCCACGTCGAGCCTTCACCCGTTGAGGTAATGTCGCTTAAACCCAACGCAGGGGTGGCAAAGTCTGTATTGGCCGAGATCCGCGCAGCAAGCGTTCTACTGGTTTGGAAAACCGGGCGGATCATCGTCCACAGCTTCGTGCCGCGCGTGCCGAAATACGAATAGGCCGGGGCCACGTTGCTGTTGATGTATGAGCCATTGTCGTCATCGCCGGTATCGCACTGGTAAACAGCCGTCGATCCACCGAAGAATAGATTGTCTCCCATCTCTGAGAAACAGCAGGCATTCCAGCCAGTAAACTTGCACCAAGCGCCTGTGATGGTGTTCATCACATACTGATATTGGGTATTATTCTCCACCTGCGGGACGTTGATAATGATTTTGTTCCCGATTGGGTAGAGGATGCCTTGCCAACCGAAATTTGCCGAATAGCTCTGAACGTCTGAATTAACGAGGTTTAGGATTTTGTAGGAAAGCTGCTTAGAAAGGTTGTCGCGGTTGCTCATTAACAGCGAAGAGAACGGCGTAAACCCGTCCGCGCAAATGATGATAGTGTCGGCCCCGTAGCGGAAGAAACAGCGTCGTCCGATGGGTCGTCCGAGCCGATACCGGCCAACAATCCCGAACACACCCGCAACAGCCGGGTCAGTCCCGCGATAGACAAGCAACTCGCCCTCGCTAGACAAAAACCCGATATAGTCATCAAGCGAGGAAGCATTATCGATGCTCATCGTGATAATGGATTGCAGATAGCCGCCCAACTTAAACTCGGCGCCGAAGTCGATAGATTGCGCCGCACCGCCGATGCTGGACGTAGGCAGATACCAAGCCTTCATGGTCCCGTCTTGAACGAACCAAATGCGGCTTTTCCATACTGCCGGGCTGCGGAGCGTTGTGGTCGTAACGCCTGTAATCGCAGGCACCGAAACGCCATCCACCGCAACCCAGTTCGTCCCGTCATAAAGCCGCGGCTTATCTACAGCATTGCAAGCGTACATATACTGCCCGGCAGACGTGCCAAAATTGACGCTTTCCCATCGAGCGTTTGTAAGTCCGCTTTGCACCGCAGCACCAACCGCGCCTGCGGTCGTAGCGTTATAGAAAGCAGTCCCGGAGGCCGCGAACATCTTGCGAGAAGATGCCCCGCTGTAGATCATCAGGCTTTCAACCCAAGAGCTGAAGCCTGTCACGTAAGCGGTCATCCCGTTCCGCACCTGGATATAGGACGGATACGGAAACCAGTTCTCCATGAGAATGGCGTCTGTGGGCGGCATGTTCGCAATGGAGTCGCGCGCATTCAGGCCGCCGACCGGAGCCGGAATGGACGTTACCCTGCCCAAGCCTCCCCGCTGCTTGTCCAGCGGCGTGCCACTGCGTTGGCGAGCGAAAGCGGAGACCTTAGCCATGAGCGCGCCAGCAACCGCTTGGCATCTTTTCAATCTTGGTCAGCAACCGAGCCTTTGCGCTTTCAGCGTAAGTCATCGATCTAGCTTCCAAAGCCCGAATCCGGAACATTCTGGTTATTGAGTAGACGCAGCCCCGATGCCGAAGCATTCAACGGGAGCGCCCTAGCGCCTCCGGCACGGCTTCCGGCACGCATGGCCTGCGCTTCGTAGGCGGCGCGCTCTTCGGCGTAGGGGAGCCCCTTAGCGGCTTTCCAGCGCCATTTGACACCGAGAATAAAGCTATCCTCGTCCAGAAGGTACGTGTCAGTATCTGCCGCCCATTCGGTCTGAAGCGTGCCGCCCGAAGATGTACACCAGGTGTTTGTAATATACTCGGTGACGAGCGTGTAACCGTTCTCCTGCGCGCTCGGGACGGGATCAATATAGAATTTACCGCCCATAATACGGAAGCGGCGGCGCGGGCCTGTCGGAGAAATGCCCGACTTTAAGACCTGCCATTCCTGAGCATCGAGAGGGCCTAAAAGCTGCCAGCGGAAGTTACGATCCCACTGGGTCTGAGAGAGGAAAAACTGCCAATCCGAGGGGAAGTCATAAGCGACCTTCCCGAAGCTAACAGAGGTTCCGGTGGCCGTGACGGTAGCGGGCTGATTGATAACCACGCTATTGACGCCGACCGATGTCACCACCGAAGCGTTGGGAACGCCGTTCATAGTCACACCGTATCCGACCTGAACCCCCGATACGCTGGAGAGGCCGCTAATGGTCGTAGAGCCGGACGTGGTGTTGCCCGTGTAGCTCCCGACCGAGACAAGCGAAATAATCTGCTCGCCTCGCATCTGAGGCCACCCGCCCCACGGCGTGCCCATCGCAGCAAATTCCTTGCCCTCCCGGTTAGAGAGGGCAAGCAATTGCTTTACCTGATTGTCAGTATTGCCGAAGATAAACGTTGGCGTCGGAATGCCAAGTTCGTCCGCAACATTACCGAGCAAGGTCAGGAGGGATTTAGCCATTACGCGCTCAGCAGGCCGATGTAGTCGGTGCCATTGATACAGACAAATTCGGCGTTCTTATTGGCCGCGACGGAAACGCCCGCATTGGCCGAGCCATTGTTGATCTTGCCACCTGTGGGCGGATAGACCGTCAGCGCGTTCGCGCCATAGTTTACAACCAATATATTATCGCCAGCCGAAACAAGCGTGGAGCCCGGCAGGATTGTGCCGGTTGAAGCCGCAACGGTCGTGAAAATGTTGACATCGTCGCTAATAGCCAGCGCCGTACCCTGCGTGGAGCCGCTAGCGGTAAGGGTGTTCGTGACAGTTCCGACAGTTACCTGCGCCATCATCGGCGGCGTTCCCACGCCCATCATTTTCGCTTTAATCATGGCTTATTCTCCTTCTTCTTTGCGCTTGGAGCGCTTCTGAGAGTGTTCGATAAAAAGCGCCTTTTGCGCTTCAAGGTCCGCCTTGAGGCGTTCAATCTCAGCCTGCATCGACGTGACTGCCGCGCCGCCGTTCGCGTTCTCAAGCCATTTTTGGGCCGTTGAACGTAACTCGCGGAAACCCATACCAACCGTGTGACCTGCCGAATCCGGGATATTGGCCAACTGCTCCACGGTGTGAACGTTGATCGCTTTGAGTTCCAAAACCTGGGCCTTGGAAAGTGGGGGATATTGCTCAATCGGTGTGCCGGTATGGGATTGGACGTTCTGACGCTCGAATGCGGCCCATTGGCGATGAAATCGGTCTTTGTCATCTTCCTGAATGGGGCGAAAAATTTCGCGGGTCTTGTCGCCGGGAAAGCGGATGTGAATGTACGGACGATCTTCATAAATCTTGCGGCCCGCTCCGGTGCTTTTCGCCTCCATGAAAACGGGCTCCATGACGAACTCAACAATCAAGCTTGCATCCGATCCGTGAGACACATCGTAGTTATTCCCACGTTGCGTAATTGTCGGCGAAACCAAGTCCACGCAGTCCTCTCCTTTGTTAAGCCGCGACGTAGATCACATCGTTATTGATGCGTTCCGCTACGCGGTATCCATATGAGGCAAGAAATTCCAAAATGTCGGCGTCCTCGCTGCCGTAGCGGCGCGAAAGGCCCTTTTCCTCGGTCACGATAACGGGCTTGTTTTTCGCGATAGTTTCGCGAGCACCCTTTAGGGCCTTGAGTTCGTAGCCCTCAATATCAAGCTGGATCAGATCGCAGTCTGTAAGCTGCATGTCGTCAATGCTGACCACGTCGATTGACGTTCCGGGCTTGGCATAATGCGCACCACAATTCTCAGCATCACGCTGCAAGTCGATTGTCTCGGGCTCAAAGCCGAGCGCCATGTTGAAGCGCTCAATGTTTAGATCGTTCTCGGTGTTGCGTTTAAGACATTCGAAATTCAGAGGATCGGGCTCAAACGTGAAGACCTTGCGGAAGTGGCCAGCGAACTCATGCGGCCAGATGCCGACATTGCCGCCCGCCTGCACCACCACGTCACGCTTCGGGACATAGTGGAGGATGCGGGGGATATCATTCTTTTCACGGTTCAGCGCTGGGGCTGCGTATTGGTCCTTATTAGGCCACCATATGCCATCGATAAGCTTTAACTCGCCGTCAATTGCACCCGGAACCATGAGTTTAGCGATATGGGGGATAAGCCCCGTGCCATGAACGTGTATTTCGCATCCCATACCGACAAGCTGAGGAATTAGGCCCTTGAAGTCGTCGGCCTGGGCAATCATCCACGGAGCGCAACGGAACGTCTGCCCGCCAACAATTGTCTCGATAATGCGCTCGCCATCGTTAAGCGGTTGCTTGTAGGCGTGGTTCTCATCGCCCTCATAGCAACTGTCGAAGCCGTATAGGTGAATCTTGCGATATCCGAGGACGTAAGCAATAACGATGGCGTGCAGCCCTGCCGTGGTGCCGCCGCCGATGTAAATCATGTCCTTTTCATTCGGCTCCATTTCCGGCGTGAGAAGCTGAAAGCACGTCAACCGATCTGCAGCCGCGTCGAGGACGGATGGATCGCACTGGGAGGCAAAGAAGCAATCCGCGAGCACGATGCCGGGCAGAACAAAATCACAATTTTCCGGGCGCGCATCAGAGATAACTTGAGCGTTAACGCAGAGGCCATGGGTAAGCAGGAACTTTGCCGCGTTATTGATGCCGAATACCGCCGCACCGCCACGGGCACGTGCCGCAATCGACGGCAAGTCCACCTTCATGGAAGGCCCGCCCGCAACAATGAGCGCTTCGCCCTCGTGCGGCTCTGAGGCTTTCAACCATTCCGCGCCGCGCGCTTTCGTGGACGCGATGTTGGCCTTGATGGTCGCAAGCGGAACGTTGGGATTAAAGACAAGGCTTGCGCTTACACCGCCGCCGACCTTCCACACATACGGCACCCAGTCGCCGCACTCATGCGGACGGGGCTCACCGTGGAAAACGACAACGTTTGCGCCTTTGGGAATGCCGAGGCTTGCATGGACTTTATAGGAGGCAAATTGGCCGGGATAGAGGTCTTGCCAGATGTCAACGCATTCGCACATGACCTGCTCAATGACGAACTGGTCACCTTCCGGGAAGTCTTGCGGGCAATCTGCCGCCGACCATGCATCCCAAACAATTTCAGGCACTGAGACGCGCCACGACATGACGGACGATTGCAGCCCGTCAGGCCGGTAAAAGTCGCGGAGGATGGCAAAGTCGCCGCGATAAGACGCGATCTCATCGAGCGGCCCCGTAATAACGGTATCCAAATCGAAATACAGAACTTGGTCGCCATCGGGGAAAAGCCCCGGCTTGAACAGGGCAATCTTATTCCACCAACCATTCAAGCCAGGATGAGGTAACGGCCTCGTTGCAATAGAGGGGGAAAGGCCGCTGATGTCGTCAGTAAAGCACGTAAAATCGCCGTCGAACCCCTCGGGCAAGTTTCGGGACACCATGTCGTAAAGGATGTTTACGTATTCCGGGCCGTACTTTGTGCCAGCTTTCAGACAGACGATATGAAGCATTAGATGGCCACCGTGATGCAGGGGCGGCCATTCATGTACACGGCAACCGTCGAAGTGCCGGATGCAACGGTCGTGGCGTTCGCGGTGCGGACACCAACGAACCCTTTGAACGCCGAGCCGGTGAACTGGACGCGCCCAGCCGTGCCGCTGAGATACACAGGCACGTTAGGAGCAGCCGCAACAGCGGTTTTCAGCGCCGTGCCGCGTCCACCCACCTGGAACCAAGTGTACTGAACGCTGGAGGCGTTTGAGGTAACCGAGTTAACAGCCAGCGCAATCGGAATACCGCTCGTGGTCGTGGTGCCCGCTGAAGTCGGTAGCGCCGCGATTTTGTAGTCCGATGGCGTGAAGCTGTAATACAGGCCAGCCGTGACGCTGGTCGAGGTCGGAACAGCGAGCAAGATGAACTCGCCATAACCGCCCGCGCCAGTCGCCGCCGCATTCGATGCAACATCGTATGCGGTAACGATCTCGCCAAGCTGCGCCTCGGTCGGAACGCTGGGGAGGTTGGAATTGCCCGGGGTGCCCAACGTGGTGTAAACCGCGAAGAGGTCCGGGATGCCGATGGCACGGCCCTGAGTGATGACGTAAGTCATAGTTTAATCTCCTTCTCTGGGTCCGTTACGCGCCGAGGTAGCCTTGCAGGCTGCGATTCGATGTCGTCATGTTCCCGGCAAAGCCGATCAATTTGACCATCGCGTCCTGATTGACCGCGAAGCGCTCATCGCCCAACGGGGAGAAGTTGCGATCCGCATGGGGGCGGAAAAACAGATAGTTGGTGTTGAGGAAGTACATGGTGTTGGACGGAGCCGCACCGCCGAAGCCGCCATCGAGCACCACGTCTGCTGTCATGTATTTCAGAGACGAAAAGCCCGCTTGCGCTTCGGAGTCACTGACAAGGCGCTGGATTGCCTGCAGGCTTTCCAGATAAAAGCGCCAGTAATTGTTGTCCGCAACGATAAGGTCCGGGGCATCCGCACCGCGAACAAGCTGAACCCAAACGCGGTTCATGTAGCTCTGAATATTCGCAGCCGATGCAGCCGAGCCGCCCGTGGTAGCGGCAGAGAACGCGACATTACGCCAGAAGGAATACGTGCTGGCGTTGATGCCGCCCACCGTGTTGGTGTTGGTGGACGGGACCAAAAGCTGAAGCCCGCCGATCTGGCGTCCGCCGTCCGCCGTGCCATCCGAGTAGATATCGACGGAGGTGTTGTTAATCATCGTCCGCTCTGCGTTGCCGATGCGGCTTTCGAGCAGGTCGATGATGGCACTCTCGCCCGAGTTCTGGAGCATTTCCAGGCCCGAAATCGAGACCGCAACCGCCGACTGGGCGTAGTTGTATTCCGCGCCCGTGAATACATCGGACGGAGCGATGTTCAGGGCTTCGTAGCCAGAATAGCGCTTGTAGGTTCCGTTTTCCGCGTATTCAAGTTCTTGGACGATGGTACGACCGCCAGAAACGGTCTTGACTTTGCCGCGCTTACGCAAACGATTGAGCAGCGCGGTATTCTTGGTTACGTTGTCGGCAAGCTTGCCGGTGCGGTTACGGAGCGTCGTAGTAACAATTTCCGTAAGCGTCGAGGATGGATTTACCAGAGCCATAATAGGCCCTCCTGTGGCTTATGCGGCCTCAGAGTCGCCCTTGTGCAGCGGCGAAATTGGCCGCGAGTTCATCGCGTAAGCTGCGTTCAGGATTGTGATTGGCTGGCACGGCAGCGCCGGGCGCACCTGTCACACTGACTGCGGCTCGTTTGGATTGCAGGGCTTTCGCCGCTGCATCGGCCTTACGCTTTTCATCAGCTTCGCGGATGCGTTGAGCCTCAAGAGTGGAGCGCACTTCGGCATTCGCCCAGCAGGCTTGATCGTAAGCGTCTTGCATATCCTTCGCAGCACCACCGGCGAGAAGTGCAGCCATGTGAGACGTCACCTTGTCGTAGTGCTCATGCTTAGGATCGGCAGCGAACGCGTCAACTTCGCGCTGCAGGGAATATCGCATTTCAGCTTCGCGGGCATCCTTCTCGGCCTGCCTATCGCGTTCCATCTGGTCCAAACGCTGTTGAAGCGTCTGCACCTTTGGGTCAATGTCGAAATTCGGCGCTTGCACCAATTGGTCAAGCGGAATGCCGAATTGCTGGGCCGTGGCGCGGAATAGAGCAACCTTCTGTTCCGGCGTGCCACGACGAAGCAAGTAAGCGGTGTTCAACAATTCCTGGACAGCCTTCTGTGGCGTCCCGCCTTCTGCCGTGATGATCGGCATGTAAGGGTTGATAATGTCCCGGAGAGAGCGACCGAACTGGCGTTCTTCGTCCTGCCGGGTAAAGCCTTTCTCAACGTCGCTTTCGCGCTTGGCAATCTCGGCCTGTATGTGCGGCGGCAGCTTGTCGAAGTCTGCTTTGGCTGCTGTAGACCACGACTGCGGAGCCTTCACAGAAGGCGTAGCGGCGGGCTTTGGCGGCGTTTCTACCTTGGCAGGCTCTTGTGGCGCGGCCTCGGGCTTTGCCGGTGCTGAGCCTTCCTTGGCGGCGAAGCGGCCCGATTCATCGCGGGGCCGATCTTCCTTTGGTGCTCCCGGCGTTTCTGCCGCTTCCGACTCTGGAAGGGCGCTATCCCGTTCCGTTACTTCCTTGAGGGCATTGGCAAGCTCATCGCGCAGGCTGATGGACTCAGTTTCCTGAGTTTCAGCCGGGTCGAGTTCCGGCAGCATCGATTCTCCTGGTGGTTAGTAGCCCTTGACCATGTGAAGGGCTTGCTTCAAATCGCGGCGAACGTCGCCTTGGTGGGCTGAGGTATCGAAACTGCGGGGCGTTTGACGCTCATTCCCGATTTCGATGTAGCCGTTACGCTTCAAAAATTCTTTGTGCTCGCGGCGGGAGCGGATCAGCGGGGCCTTGCCGTTCACATCGGCAGCAACCGCCATATAAGGCTCAATGTCCTTGATAAGCTGAAGGCCGACGCTTTGAGGGTTTGCGGGCTCGCGAGCTTCCCAGGTTTCATTGATCGGAACATCTGCCGGGTTAACCGGCTCAGGCATCTTAAGAACCAACTTGCTCACGTCAGCGCTCCTTCTGCAATCCAAGGTCATGCTGGGCGCGCAAGCTCATTTCATGCTTGGCAGTCTCGGCCTGGGCAATCATCCCAAGTTCGTACGCCTTCATGCGCTGGCTGGCTTCGATCTCCATCTGACGCAAGGCCCATTCGCCGCGCATCTTCAGCTCCTGAAGCTCGCGCTCGTATTGCGCTTTCTGCACGGCAACGCGCTCGTCAGATGCCATCTTGTTAGATGCCTGGGCGTTGTCGTTCTGTATCTTGGCGTGAGCCTGCTGCTGGTCAGCATTAAACTTTTGCTGATCCAACTGAGCTTGCGCCTGGGCCTTGATGGCATCCGGGCTTTGCTGCGGAGGGCGAGGCTGCGCTGCCGCCTGCTCCAGCTTGCGTAACGTCACGTTAAACGCGCTCTCAAGCTCTTTCCCAATCGGGAAGCGGCGAACACCAAACATGAGCATCTGAGCGAGAAGCGGGATCATATCGGGCTGCTGCTGTCCAGCCTGAACGGCCTGCTGCAAGAACCCGCCTGCCGCCGTCAGGAACTCTGTCGCGTCCTGCCGATCCTGCTGCTGATCGCCTTTGATGATCGAGTCGGTCTCGATGTCGATGCGAAACGAACGGACGCAGTTGTCGCGTATAAGCGCTTCCACCTCTTCCCATGTGGGGTCTTCCAACATGGTAGCGAGAGTATCTTGTTTGATCCCAGGCGGCGGCGGCACTTGTCCGCTTTGGATAGCTTGCTTTTGCTGCAAATTGTCGAACAGCCGGACGCCTGAGATTTGCTTAATCGTGTCGATGCTAAATTGCTTGCCGATGATCTGGGCAACGATGCGGACCAGATCGCGCGTGAAGCGCTGAACCTCCGCCTGCCTGTCACTCAGCCGCAACGTGGCAAAGTTCGACTTTATCTGCTGCGCTGTGGCAGTCTCTTGCGCATTCGATGCGCCGCGTAAAATGTCGGATAGGCCGGTAATCTCGTATAAGTCTTGCTTGACCTTCTCGCGGGCTTGGTAAAGCGCAATAAGCGCCTCGGTGATTTCCCTGATTGGCAGAAAGGACACAGCACCGTCGATGCCGCCCTTCTCCGCGAAGATTGCCCAGTTCTCAACCGGCAAAAGCTGGTTTTCGACGCCTTCCGCTAGGAGCCGCGTAAGCCCCTGTACGCTCGCGTCATAAACGCCCGCAACCTTGATCGCCTTTGTAATCGAGGCAATTCGCGCCGTAAGTTCGTCGATCTCCTGCGCCTGATCCTGATACTGCGCGTAATCGGGGGTCGGGATCAGGCTATCGTTTGCCAGATTGGTCAGGAGCGGGCGCGGGAACGGGAAGAAGTCTTCCAACTCCAGCGGATCGTCGCGCTCGTCCAAGAACTCGTTTAGGTCCTTGTGAAACCAACGAACCTTGCGGTCGCGCTTGTCCCATAGTTCGTAAATCGTCGCCTTAGCCTGCGTTTCCGCAATCTTGGCGTCATTCAGGTCTTTGGAGACATGATCGAGCGGAATAAGAGCGACTTTGGCCTTGGTGTAGGTCTCGTCAAAGCGCTCGTGCAGCTCGTCCTTGGCGAGGAACACGCGCCGCCAGCCGCACCACACTTCCTCCCACGTCCGCGCCACGTTGTGGCCGAAGTCCTGCCAATGCACGTAATCGGTGACGCATTCCTCGTAGTAAACTTCCTGCTTGGGAAGCGCGTCGCCTGTGTCGGCATCGTCTGAGGTCTGCGGGCCTTCGCCGCGAACTTCCTCTGAACCTGTTAGGTCCATGTCCCGGAAGTGTGGAACGTAGCGCACCCAGGCGGTACCGCGTCCGGGAAGCAGGTAATCAAACACGCATTGACGATTTGCGAGATGCGTTTTGTCCAAGGCGATAAAATACGATGTGCAGCGCTCCAGAACGTCCGCTGATACCCGTCCTAACGGGTCGGCATCCTTAAAGCGGCGCTCAATGTCGGGCTTTGCAGGCTTTGCATAGAGCGCTGGGAGCAAGGTTTGCGTGTTGCTCCAGAGCATGTTGAAGCGGTTAGAATTGCCGTCGCGAGGCGAACGCTTGTCCTTGTAGCGGCGAATTATCCGCTTGCCGCGCTCGTGCCAGCCCTGCGCTTCCTTATCGTAAAGCTTCACCTCAGCGACATAGGATTGAACGGTACGTTTACCGTTCGGCGCAGGCGCTTTGTCTGTGGCAGGCGAAGCGGTTTCAGCTTCCATCAGCCGATGACGATTGTCACGTTGAGGGCAGTGCCACCGATGACCGCATACAGGCCATTGGAATAGCACACGGGCAGCGGATACCAGTTCCCAGCCGCGGGCGTTATTGCGCCCGTAATTGGCATGGTCGTGGTCGTGGTCGCGGAGTCGTAAAACTGGATTGTACCGGACGTGCTGGAATTAACGAAAAAGCCCATTAAGCATCCGGACACGCCTTTAACGTTAGCCGTGGCCGTGATGTTCACGGGGACGCCCGTCAACGATGACTGTATTCCGGCCATGAGCTAAATCCTTTCGTATTTGCGCCCTTGCTGCTCGGGCCAGAAAATCTCGTGCGCTTTCATGTCGTGCAGGAAGCGGTGAACTGAATCGACCTCAACCTCTGCCGGGAGCTGCCACACTTGCGCGATGATCTCGAAAGCGTCCGCCGCGTGGGACGCCCAATCGTGGCGGGGCTTGGAACGAAACGTTTTCTTGTCCTCATCCCACTCGAATTGGTACTGGCGAAGTGCGCTCAGCCCCATCTCGCACTTGGTTTCATCGAACCAACAGCGTTGAATCGTCTTGCGCGTTGCTTCGATGCTGTTCTGCTGTGACGTGGCGGGCACCACGTACATCTTCACGCCGAGGGCGAACGCCTGCTGAACTATCGACCGCCCACCTGCGGCTAGAAGCTCGTTCGCGGCATCGTGTGGGACGTAGTGTTTGCCGTAACGGTAGCCGCGCTCTGCGGCTCTGAGGCGCACCAACTCGCAGTAATGCGGGATCGCTTCGCCTGCCGCCTCGTAGTAATCGACTATGCGGATTTCACCGGGCAGCGATTGCCAGAACCAAATGGCCGTGGAGTCGTCAAAGCCCAAATCCCACGATGTATTAACGGGCACACCGGGTAAGGCATCGACTGCACCGATGCGGCCAGACTTCTGAGCGTCCGCGACCCACTTGCCATAAACCGCGCCTGTAATGGCGGCATCAAATGAGCACTCGTATTCCTGATCGTACTCGTTCTCACTCATTAACACGCGCTGAAAGGCTAACTCCTTCGGCGGGATGATGCCGCTCTCGGACGCGCGCAGGATATTCACATACCAATCTTCCGGATTGGCCTTGGCCATCTTGACCAGATCGCCCAAGAGATTGATCCAGCCGCGCGGCGTGCCTGATGCGTCAAGCCATCCGTTGTAGTCCGCCAGCGTCGGCATGATGACCGTTGTCAGCGTCGCTCTAGCGATGCCCTGGGCCTCGTCCGCAACAACCCCGTCCCAATACACGCCGCGCAATGACTCGGCATTGTCGGCCCCGTGGAGGGCTATCAAAGCGTTATTATGCGGGAATGTGATGGAGAGGTCTGTTTGGTTGACCTTCGCGCCTATGTCGATAAGCGGGCGCGCGTAATGCTGCAGGTAGAGCCAGGCAATATCTTTGGCTTGCTTGCGGAACGGGGCAACGTAGGCAAAGCGGCCCGGAGGATACGGCCTGCTCATTTCCACCGCAGAGCGGATCAGGCGATTGATGCGGGCTACGGTCTTTCCCGCACGGCGATGGCATACCGAAACGGAAAAGCGCTTTTTGTTGTCGTGATAGCCTTGGAATGCTTCCCGTGGTTTGTACGGGATGATTAGGCGGCGGGCCAGCTACCGCTCCCAGCTCACCACGATTGCGCCGCCGTCCTTGCCGGTGAGTTGTACCGATGACAGATCGGGCACAGCCTTACGCAAAAGCACCTCTACGGCGCGCACTTGCGTCTGTGTCATTTCCACCTTGCCAAGCCCATGATTTTGCAAGCGATTTATGAGCTGGGTGGTCTTGATCTTTTCGCGGGCTTCTTCAATCAGCATCGCGTTGCGTTTGGTCTTCGCCATTACACAACCCCAATGCCATATTTGGCAAAGATCGGGGCCAAGAACTCTGGCTTAATCTCGCGCCTGATGATGGCTTCCCGCTCATGCGCGTGCATGCGTTTACCCCTGCCCTTGCCCACGTAGAACACGCGCGAGGTTCTAGGGTCTACGAGTTCGTAGACGTAGTATTTCATTGTTGCTTTCCAGTGTGGATGGAGCAGTTAATTGTCGGAAGGTACTCGGAGCGCTGAGACCCATCTATTCCCGTCGCCGAATGAGCGGCCAAACCCACCCCACCCGACTGCTTCAGGCGTTTCACGCTGAAGTCGCGTTGTGATTGAGAAACCGCACGCCTTACCTTGGGTGGAAGCGCGTCAAACATGCGCATCCGCTTCGCGGCGCCTTTGTCTGGGGGCTCGGAAGAATTGGCAAGGTGTGGGGATTTTTTGAACATGCGCCGCACTTCGTGGCACGCAGCATCAAGCGCGCACCACGGCGGAACGCTCAACATCTAGCACGGGATGGCCTACCGCATCAAGCATAATTCTCACCCGATCTGCTGAGGCCATGCGGACAAGAGAGCCGCCATAGGTGGCGAAAGGCCCGGCTGTGATTTTGACCCTTGCGCCCTTTTCGATGGGCTCAAATGTGATGGCCTTGTCGGCAATTTGGGCTGCTGCAATGGCCATAAGTTCGGTCTGTATTTGAGAGATGAAATCGCCCCGGATCGGGGATGGGTTGCCAAGCAGCCGGATCACGCCCTTCAGCCGGGATATGCCAACCCACTTGAGGTCTGCGCTGGTATCGAATTGGGCGAAGATATAGCGGGGGAATAGCGGGACGCGGACTTCAACCTGTGGCCGCGCGTGCTTGGACCTATCGACGGTTTGACGCCCATAGGTGGGGAAATAGCTGGTTAGTCCCAACTGGGTCAAAGCTTGGTGGACTTCAGGCTCGGACCGGGCCTTCGTTTCGATAACGTACCAGTTGAGCATCAAAAAGCCTTTTCGTTGGGGTTAATAGCCTGGCTCTGAATAGTCCTTCGTCTTCGTGTACCACGCTGAATTACTCGTCGGCTCCCGCATTGCCTCTATGGCGGCGCGAGCTTGGTTTTCGTAGCTGCGAGACAAACAGGCTTGCGCATGACCGCGCCCATAAAGGCACCCATATGGGCAACACACAACCCTCGCCACCTTCTCCACCAAGCTCATACGTTCTTCCTCTGAAAATAATTACGTTAGCCGGTTGACAACCCGGTTTAGCCGGTTTACATTCCCATCATCAACAACGGGAGACGGACACATGAGCAACCTCAAATTCTTCTGGAACGGCATCAAAGGTTCGGACGGCAAGCTTCAGCGGGCGCACATTTGCGAAGGCGAGCTGATTAGCTACCCGAAGGGCACGGTCACAATTTACGCTCGCGGGTGCAGGTTCTCGGCTGAAGTGGCGCAATCCTTCCGCGTTGATAACGATACGGACAGCAGCACGGATTATTTTGAATATGACCGCATCCGCGTCACCCCTTCGCACCCGCTGTACGCGGCAGTGAAGGCGGCGGCGGATAAAGGCGAAGCACGCCGCAATGGAAGGGGGGCATGATGGCGCGAGTTTCGGTTTACACGGTTGGCAAACAGCCGTGCCAAGACTTCCTGCGTGGTGATTCAAGCTCGCCATACCTAGAGCCGGGAAATCGCCGCAACACGCATCAGTGCCCGGTGTGTGAGGGCAGGCGTGCATGGTGCGATAACAGCCTCAGAGCAGCTCAAAGGTTTATTATTGCCACACTGACCACCACGAACACGGCTGGGAAACCTGCAAGGACGAAGCGTACCGCGCCCGTGAGGAAAGCGATGATCGGCCAATGTTCGGCTGGCCTGAATGGATTGAGGCTCCGAGAAAGGAGTAACGATCAAATGAAGCCACCCATAGAATACCGCCGCAAAGCCCCACAGAAGCCCAAGGAGCCGCCCGCTAAACCGGGTGGCCGTTGGGTATGGGTGCCTGACGGAATGGCCGTAGAAACCCGCGACAAAGCCTCCAGGCGCGAACGTATGCGCGAGTACATGCGCAAGAGGCGAGCGAAGGATCAAAGCTGACATTTCCATTCCTCTGTGGGATGGGTGAGATCATTCGGCGGCTTAAATCAGACCCTTGGCCTGCATGAGACGTGCGAGCGATTCCTGGCGTTCTTGCGCAAGCGATTTTTCCAGTTCGATCATTTCCGGCGTCATCACCAGCGGCGGGCGTTCCAGGATTTCCTCTTTGAGCGCCGCCAACGGTTTCGGCCTGCCTGCCGTGATAGTCTTCCGGCTTAAGGCCAGCATTTGCTCAACGCGGTCGCGCGTGGGGCCGGTGGGCAAGTCTTGCAGCAGCTCGTATCGGCGCGGCTTCGGGTCCGCGAACGGGCTCTTGCACGCTTCCCGAAGTTGTCCGGGAGAGGGAAAGAACTTGTTTGCCGGATTGTCGCGATAACGGCGGCATCCCTCGCGAATTTGCGCAAGCGAAAGCCCTTGAAGGGACTCGCAAAAGTCTGCCGATCTACTGGCAATCTGCGCTTCAGAAAGGGCGTTGTGATAGTGAAACGCAAGCCTAGTCAGCTCCGAAATTATCTCGCGCGGCTTGGCGCTGTTCAAGAATTGCGACGGCAAGCGCCCCACCGCCGACAACGGCGTCGTGGGTCGGTTTTTGGGCTCGTCCATTGGCGGGCTTCCTCGGATTATAGGTCATGGTTCTCCGGTACCAAGTCCGCCATTTCGCTTCCCAATCGAGCGCGGTTTCACCCTTGGCGATGTTGTGGTCCCGGAAGTTTTGGGCCTCATCTGCCACGGTCGCGCAAAGGTCTGACCGGCCACGCTCGGTCCAGAACTCCACCGCCGCTTCGAATTGGGCTTGGGAAGGGAAGTTTTCAGGAATGCGCATTGCCCGCTTGGGCGCGCTACCATCCGAACGAAGTGAGGATGGTTTATTGTTTGAATGATTGAATGTTTCTACTTTGTCGCGGTCCTGTCGCGATGGTGTCGCGGTAGTGTCGCGGTTACTGTCGCGTTCGCTGTCGCGTTTTTCTCCAGCGCCTAGTTGGTACTCATTATATTTGCTGATTAAATAGACCTTGCTGCCGTCGCGCGAGGTGTCGCGGATCATGTCGTACTTTTCGAGCGTCTTTAAAAACCGTTCCACACGCCCCGGAAGCCAATCCCACTTGCGTTCAAGGAAGCGAATCGAATGGCAGAACTCGCCACGCTCAAGCGATACAATGCGCCCGCAGTCGCCATGCTTATAGGGCTTCCATGCCGCCGCAGAGAGCAGCCACATCCACGCCTCGCGCTTCGTGAACGGCTCTTTGCAACTCAGGACCGGATGGTCCCAAATGTCGCGCGCAACAGAGAATGTGCCCCAGTCAGACACGCCTACGCCCTCGCCTGCGCTGCCTTGCGTTGCGCCCTCTCCCTATTCCGCCTCATTTGCTCGCGCTCCATGTGGTCATAGGCACAGGGCTTGCAGCGTTTGGCGGGGCCATGCTTGGGAAAGCTTACCCCACAATCGGAGCATGTGGCGCGGGCCTTGGAATCGTGGACGGTCATGGCTCGCCTATACGGTTTGATTCTGGATGCCGATGTTGTGACGGCGGGCGGTGCCACCAGAGAACTTTGCCCGTCGAGCCCATTCGCGACCAGAGCCGCGTAGGAGCCCTTCAGGCTGGCGTATGTCCGAAGGTAGCAGGACTGCACGCATAGGCGTGGGCGGGCTTCTGCGGGGCTCTGGTGAGCCTTCCCGGCGCTTGGGCATGGGCTTTGGCTGGGGAGGGATAACGATGAAGAATTGCGGGCGCATCGGCGGCCCTTGCACTTCCACTGCCTTCAGCTCTTGAAGCTTTGCCCGAATGATTGCCAAGTCCTCGGCCATCTTCGGTTTCAGCTTGCGCCTGCAAGCGTGCAGGACCGTGGTATGATCCCTGCCGCCGTGCATGTCGCCAATCTTGGGCAAGGACACGCTGGTAAGCTCGCGGCACAGGATCATGCTAATCTGACGCGGTACGGCAATTGCTTGGTTGCGGCGGGGGCCAAGTAATTTTGACCTGGGTATGCCGAAATACTCTCCAACGGTTTTCTGAATCTCTGAAATAGTAATCATCTGCCTGCCATTAATCTGTTGAGTGGAATTGGTTTGATGAACTGCGGCTGTGGTGCAGCCGGTTTCGGTGCGGGTTTCTCGGGCTTGGCCTCTTGCGGGGGTGTCAGGCGGTAAACCCCAACGGACACCCTCTGAATCGTGCCCGCTGCCGTGAGCTTCTTAATCGCCCATTCGATTGCGTCGGGATGCTTGGGCACCCTTTCGCAAATCTGCTTTAGGCTTGCTTCCCTGCAGTTTGTCAGAAGGGAAAGCACGTACTCGCGGGCGGTGGTGGGCCTCATAGGGGCATAGCCTCCTGCTTTAGGGGCTTGGGCTTCTCTATGAAGAAATCAGGCTGCTTGAGAGCAGCAGAGACGCGCTGGCAGGCCACGTCAAAGTAACGGGCGTCTTGCTCTATCCCGATGAAGGAACGCCCGCGCTGGGCCGCTGCCACGCCTGTCGTGCCAGACCCCATAAACGGGTCGCAAACCGTGTCACCTTTGAAGCTGAAAAGCTCGACCAACTCGAACATGAGCGGCAGCGGCTTTTGCGTTGGGTGAACAGATCCGCCCGGCGTGTTCTTGTTATGCGTGAAAGTCCCAGGACGCCCGCCACCGTTCCAGCGCGAATGGCCTGCTCCGCACCATGCGGAGACAAGCATTTCAAAACCAACGCTCGGACCCTGCCCGTTGAACTGAGGCATCGCGTCTGGCTTGATCCAGACCATCGCCCGCTTGTATCGAGCGCCAGCCGCTTCGATGGCGTCGCGCCAAGCGCGGACGCCCTCTGCCATGCAGAACAACAGTAGCCACCCGTCACACGCCGCGACGGCTTTAATCGCAACATCTGGGCGCATATCGTCCACGGCATCGAAGTTAATTTCTTCGTGGCGGACATGAGACGATGGCGCGTTGCGGCTTAGAACTCCCCATTTATTCTGCATAACCGCCTCATAGGGCGGATCGCTGATTATGTGGGAGACCTTTCCTAGCGTAGGCAGCACTTCGCGGCAGTCCGCGTTGAAAAGCTCGATACCGTCTGCCAGCACTTCTTTGCGGAAGGTCATTCTTTGGTCGCCATTTCCGCGCCGAGTGCGAGATAGCCCACGCCATCTAACCAGCCGTCGCTTGAACTGGAATCGTGCGCTAGGCGGGCAATCTTTAGCCCCGCCATCATCAACGCAACTTGCTCGGGACGAATGTAGGTGTCGAGAATTGCGGTCCAGATCGCTGCAATCCGCGCGAAGTTTTCCTGCGCATCGCCGTAACTCTCAGCGCGGTCGCGCGTTATCAAAGCCTGTGCAGCCGCTAGGACTTCCTCACGCTTCATCTGCGCACCACTTCGGTAATCTTAACGCTGGGGTATAAAGCTTCGACGAGCTTGACCTTGATCCGGTGCATCGGCTCCTTGCGTGTGCCGGAAGACTTCACGTCCTCAACGACATATTCGCCGCGTGCGTTATTGCTAGGCCGGGAGAAATAGCGGAAGTCGCCCTTCCAAAATCCGATCTTCTGCCCGTTCACAACGAGGTCAAAGCGTGGCTGCAATTCCAGATCGGAAATCTCGCCAGAGCGCTCAAGCATTTTCAGTTCGCAATAGCGGTTAGCCTCCCGCTGCGATTGGAACCAATGCCCGTCCACCTGAACGCGCTTGGCTGTTGCGTACCTACTCTTGCCCAAGTCTCTCCCCCTCTAGGTGTGGGCTAGGAATTAATTCGGTCTTGGAAAGACGATTTGCGTCTATCTGATTTATCGGGTTGGGTGTCGATGGATTTGAGGGCGTTCATGTGCTGGACATCGCGCTCTAAGGCGGCGTGGAGTTCGCGGGACTTGCGGGCTATGCGAGTGGCGGCGGAGATCATCAATCCAGCCCCCGCATGGAATTTTCGTTTTCTTGCCAGCGCGCGAGTTTCGTTATTGCCGCGACGATCTCGGGCGGATAATTCAGTTGACCGCCGCAATGCTGGACGAATGCCGCCAGAAATTCCGGATCGTTCCGCGCCCAATTAACCATGTTGTCGAAGCTGATTTTATTGCGGCCTTGACGGAAGTTCTCGAATGCCCGCTCCGACGTGCCCGCAAGCTCTGCGCCCTCCTTTGCCGAGTACCGGCGCGCTTGCTCCTTGAGCCAGTCTTGGTTTTCCCGCTCAGCGGGACGTACAGAGATATTCCGAAAATCTCCCCGAAATGTTCGGTCAGTTTTCCCGAGTGAACTCACCATTGTTTCAGCGCTATCAATTGCGGGCAAAACGACATGAGGCTTAGCTTGATACCGGCTACTGGCTTTGCATTGAGCGCTAGCAACTCTTTTCGACTGTCCAAGCTCAGTGCTGAACAGGCCAGCAACGCATACCGCGCGTGTCCTTCCACGCCGCTCTCTCATAAAGGGGGCGCTATGACCGGAACGCTGCGTCAGGGGGGCTGTTGGAACATTCCGGCCATAGCTATCGCGGCGGGTGCGGGCGAGTTCTTTAGAGGCGTTCCGGTTAGACCATGCAAAGGCAAAGGACCCGCTAGGGGCCAAAGCTTGCTGGGAGAAGCGAGTAAGCCGGGATTTACGGCTTGCGACACGGAGAGGCGACCGCGAGGCCGTTGGGTACGTGCTACGGCACTGCCGCATTTGCGGGCTGTGCAATCCGGAGAAGATGCCGCCGCCAGAGTAGGTCACGCGGTCCTCCGCTCGATCCAGAACCGTGGCGGGATGCCGTATGCGTCCTCAAACTCGATTGCTTTTTCGAGCGACGGCGTGCGGTTTTTCCGTGCCAAGTCGCATGCGTAGCCAGCGCTCAAATCCACCTTTGAGGACAAGAGCTTGGCGAATTTCGTCACGTCGGACGGTGGTGTGAAGCGTTTCGACATGAGCGAAATTTCGCATACTGCGAAACACAACGCAAGACTTTTTTCCGCTATGTGCGTTGGGACGTGCCGGACCCCGGCGAGTCATCCTTGGCGTATGGCGAAAAAGCAAAAATTCAGATGGTTTGCCCGAGAGTGGCGTAAGCACAACAACCTAAACCTTGAAGCCGCCGCCGACCGGCTGGGCATGTCTGTCGGTTACCTCAGTGACCTAGAGAAGGGTAAGCGCCGGTTTAACCAGGACCACCTGGAGGCAATGGCCGAAGCCTATAACTGCACGCCCGCAGACCTTTTAATGCGCGATCCGACCGCGCCAAACTCCATATGGTCCATATGGGACCAGATAGCCCCGACTGAGCGGGAAACCGCTGTGCGCGTCCTGCAGGGCTTCGTGAAGAAAGCCTCTAACGGCTAATACCCCTCTATAGCTGCCGGTAGGCTGGGCTTGCGTCCGGCTGCAATTATTTTTCGCATTGCGCGAAAATAGTTCTGGACAGGTGTTTCGCTATATGCGAAAGTCCATCTCACCAAACAGGGAGACGGACAATGGCTACCGCCGAACTACTTGCCGCACTGAAGTCCGCGGAGGGCTATCTGCTCAACGCCAAGATTGACCTGGAAACCGGCGCTCCGAAGCGCACGGCAATCACGACGATTGAGGGCGGGTTGAAGTTGGTTCGCGCCGCCATCGCCAAAGCGGAGGCCCGCTAATGTCCTCCAAACTTAGCCTCACTCTTTCCCGCCTGTCAGATACGGTTTCGCCGCGCTTAGCCTCTGCTGCTGCAAACCTTCGCTCTGAAGCTGAAGTGCGCGCTACCCGTATTGCCGCGATGGTGAAAGCCGCCAACACGACGGCAGACAGCCTCAAGTGGCTCTCAGGCAATACCGGCGATGTGTTCCTGAACGTGTTCAAGGACCAATTCAGCGGAACGCGCGTCGATTGGTACGGCACCGCGCACGAGGCCCGTGAACATGCTGCAGACGGCTACGACGAACGCGAGCCATCCGGCGATTACCTTAGCACCATCGTTCTGAGCCCGGATGGAACTTGGCGCGAAGAATACCTGTTCCGCTCATGAGCGGCGAAAGAAACCCTCTGCTGCATCGTGTTTGCAGTGTTCATAGCGTGGATATTTGGGAGGCACTAATGCGCGGCAAAATCGACATGTGGCATCACGAATTTGTTGAAGATTACCACGCCCCTCTCCCCTCCCAAGATAAGCCTTGGGATATGGCGAGATATGCGGTTGTCGCGCTTTTGTGCCTCGGAATGGTCGCACTAGGATTTTGGAGCGTGGGAATATGAACGTCAGAACAGCGGCACGCGAACTGCGCGATCAGTATTGTGAGAACGGTACGGCTGCCATGGAATTTGGCGGGACCATCCACTCGCTTTCGAGCGCTATCGGGCATCTGAAGGAATTGGCCGGGAGGCATCCCGCCGTTGCACGCCATTATGCATCATTCCTTTCCGATCTTTCGGACGAACTGGCCGAAATGGTGGGGAAGATGGAAGGCAAGCTAGAGGCTGCAGAATGAACCCGTTTGAACGCCACGGCATCAAACATCTAAGCCCTTCATCACTGAACAATTACGCGGTTAACCCGGCTCTGTGGGTAGGTAAATATCTGCTCGGATGGGAGGACGATTTCGGCCCCGCAGCGGCCCGTGGAACGGCGGTAGAGGCGGGACTAGACCACTGGCTATATCAGCGCGACCCTGAACTTGCCATTCAAGCGGCGTGGCAGAAATTCGCCACAGAGACAGGTGGCGTTGTAGACGCAGAACACGACACAGAGCGGGCCAATCTTGAGCCGATGCTATTGCAGGCAATAGAGGCTCTTAAGGATTTTCCGCCGCCCAATGCGCGCCAGCTTCGCCTGGAATACTACGCAAACGGCGTTGAAGTTCCTATCATCGGGTCTACCGATTACGAGTGGAACGAATATGGCCTGGACCTCAAGACCACCAAGGCTTGCCCTTCGGCCATTAAAGCCGACCACGCGCGGCAAGTGGCGCTGTATTCCACGGCGAAAAAGCGCCCGTGGAAGGTGTTGTATGTGACCGCAAAGAAGTTTGCGCTCTATGACCTAAGCGCCGACGATTCCGCGATGCATCTGCGCGACCTTGAACGCGCCGCCCGATCTGTCCGTCACCTTCTGAGCCGGTCTGAGGATGGCAGGGACGCCATGCGCTTCTTTGCCTTGGATCGAGAAAACTTTCGCTGGTCACCTGAGACTTACAAACTGGCTGTGGAGGCCGCGTAATGATTGCCGCACATGCCGCGACGTTCGTCCGCTTTATGACGCATGTCCAGGTCGGCAAAGCCGCTGGCGACTGTTGGATATGGATCGGAAACAAGCCGGATGGCCGATACGGTCATTTCTCAGTCAATGGGCAGATTGTTAAGGCGCACCGATGGATTTACGAGCACTTATATACCGTGCCACCGGACGGCATGGTTGTTCGCCACAAGTGCGACAACCCGCAATGCGTGAACCCAATTCACCTTACGGTCGGAACTCCTGCCGATAATACTCGCGACAAATTCGAGCGTGGCCGGGCTCCAGATCGGCGCGGAACAAAGCACCCATTGAGCAAACTTACTGAAGAGCAAGTCCTTGAGATACGCCGCTTGGCCTCATGCGGCGCAACACAAGCCTATCTGGCTGGCTTGTTCAATGTTGCGCGCGGGCAGATCGGAAAGATCGTTAATCGTGAAAACTGGAGGCACATCTAGAGATGTTTACGGACGTGCAAAAATCTGCACTGCAATCCCCGCTTGCCAGAAGCAGCGTAAAGACGCGCACGCAGGCGGGGCGTGAACTGAGTTACATCGAATCGTGGTTTGCAATCTCTGAAGCTAACCGAATTTTTGGCTTTGACGCTTGGGACCGCGAAACCGTTTCGATGGTCAAGCTTGGTGACCCATACGAGAAAGACGGGAAATGGTACGTCGCCTTTATGGCGCAGGTGCGCGTAACTGTGAGGGCTGGTGATACCGTTATATTGCGAATGGGTAGCGGTTACGGCTCTGGCGTCTCAAAGAACATAGGGGATGCGTACGAGAGCGCCCTAAAAGAAGCTGAGAGCGATGCTGCAAAACGCGCCCTTATGACGTTCGGCAATCCGTTCGGCCTTGCGTTGTACGACAAAGAGCAAGCCGGTGTTGTGGACGATACGCCGAAAGCTGCGCCAAAGACCACGACGCCATTTCAGCCGCCCGCCAAAGAGCCGTCCAAGGTTGAGATATTCCTAAAGCGCAAGAGCCTCACCATTGCCGTTCCCGGCATGAAACTAACACCTCCTAAGCCCAACTATTCGGCGTGGGCGGAATCCATGCGTACCGCAATCGACGCCTGCCGGGACGAACAAACGCTGACAAAGCTTTGGGCCGATAACGGCGACCAAGTTACCGCCCTTCGCAGGGCCAACCCCGATTTACACGATGAGACAGAGCGCTATGCAGATCAGCGACGCTACGACCTCACCCAACCTGTAACCATCGCAGCGGAGTAACGACACAATGGCGAGTAATGAATTTTGGGACTGCACGGCTTGGACGGAAACCAAGAACGGGAAGAAGCTGGGAACGCGGATCGGCTATGCCAATCAACGCGACGATGGCGGGTTCTTCGTGACGCTCGTAGCCAATCCGGTTGACGGCAAGTTCACGATTGCGCCCCGCAAAGAGCGCAAGGACGGAGAGGAAGCGCCGTTCTGACATGCGCGCCGAGTTTACCAAGCAAACCAAGCGTGACGCGCTAAAGCGCTCGGGCATGAAGTGCGAGGCTTCCGGCGCAATGTTTGGGCTTGATCCGGGAAGGCATTGCGAAACATCGCTAGGGAACGGCGTGCGCTTTGAACACGTCGATCCTGACGCTAATTCCAAGGATAACAGCTTGGAAAACTGCCTTGCAGTTTGCCCGAAGTGCTGGCGCTGGAAGACAGACCATTACGACAAGCCGCTAGTCTCCAAGACGAAGCGGCAACAGGACAAGCACTTAGGCATTCGCACGACTTCTAGGCCGATGCCTTGCGGACGTAACAGCGATTTCAAGAAGACGTTTAGCGGAGAGGTAGTGCGGCGATGAGCAACGAACCGCTATCAGAGCAGCTATTCAAAGCTGGGACGGCATGGGCAGACAAGAACGCCGCCGCCGATCTGCTTGAAGAACTGAAAAGCGCAACCCTCGCGGAATGGTCTAGCGAAGTTAAAGGCGTGGCCGTCAACCGTGCTGAAATGCAGATCAAAGCCTCTGCCCGTTGGCACGCCTACCTCAAAGACATGGTGAAAGCGCGGCACGATGCGAACCTCGCGAAGGTGCGGCTCGAATACCTCAAGGCCCGCTTCCAAGAATGGCAATCGGCAGAAGCTAACCACCGCGTCCAGGCACGCGCTTAATCGCCCCCCATACCAGATGAGACGGAGAGAAGACCTTGGCGATCACTGCACCAAGTTTACCGCAA